AATAAGAAACTACCGTAGTTGACTTTCCAGTCTGTCTAGGTAGTTTTGCGATATTAAATCTATGCTCGTGAAAATTAGTAATTAATTCCTTCTGAAAATCATACATTTTAAAGGGAATCAAACCTTCATCCAGAGAGACAATTTTTACATAATTCATTGCAAAGTAAACTGGGTTTTCTCTGCATCTTAGGAACTCTTGAACTTGTTCCTGTGTAAACTCTTGTTGGACGTTCTCTGCTTTTAGATTGGGATTCCCCTTATAATGCTTTTCAGTCATAATGCTTCAAAATTCAAACTAGATACTGTTTCTTGATATTTCAAATGTATTTTTGCATAGCACTTTGCTATATTTTTAAGTTCTGAGATGCTGTCGCATCCATCAATTTCTCTACTAAGTTTTTCATACTCAAAATTTTTAGATAGAGTGTCGAGTTTAATCTCTTCTGGATTCATTTTCTGTACCTGCGTATAAGAATGCTTTGGTAGGATCCCTAAAATTTGGTTGATAGGAAATCACTAGTGCTCCTGGATAGATTTTTTCTATCTCTGAACTGACCTGCATTTTAGTTGGTCTATTGAATTGTGGGAAGAATAATTGGATACCTAAGTATTTTCCTCTCCAATTCAACCTAACATGGTAGGTCTTTCCTCTTTCTTGGAGTTTTGTATATGCCTCATCTATTCTAGGTGTTTCTGGAGAAAATTCTTCTTTCTTTGTTTTATTACCCCAATTGGCAGCACCAACTTTACGACACTTTACAAGTGCTCCAGAAGCATAAGCAGAAGGCCAAATTCTATAACGTGATTTTACTTTTTTATAACAAGCATCTTTTTCACCTGCTTTTTCTAATACAGTCTCTTCAGTTGCAACATTCTTTGCCTTACCCTTTCTGTCAGCATCACCATCTTCACGATTCTTGCGTCTGAATGCTTTTTCCTCTTCCTCATCGGAGAGGTTTGCTTTCATTTTACTAGAACCGCACTTTGGTTTGGTTGTTTGCCCTGGTTGCTTTGCACAGGGTTTTCCTGCATATTTGCCACCCAACTGAACCCAACCAGGGGTGCCATCAGAAGAGCTACTCTTGCTAAACCAGTCACGCAAAGAACTATCACCACTTTTCGATTCATTTATAAAATCCGCAAATGTTTTCATTTTCTGAAGACAATTTTTTAACTATTTAGAATCTTCAGTAGGTGGGATGCTATTCTTCAGCAGTTTTTGTAGTTCTGCAGTAGATCCAACGAACATAGTATTATTGTTGGTCACATTCTTTGGTGCGTTTGAATCTTCCTCCTTTAACTTCTTTAATTTATTTTGCAAGTCAAGAAGTTTATCTGTGGTGTCTGCCACGTTTTTAATTAATTGACCAGCAACCTCATATGCTCTAGGGGAATCTGACTGTTGGGCAATATCCATGATTCCATCAATTGCTTCTTGCCCCTTTTCAATCAAACTATAGAGTTGACCCCTTGTATAGTCATAATCATAATCAGTTTCTTCTTCACCCTTCTTTGGTGTTTTCCTTAATGAAGTATTTGGTTTTATTACTTCTGGAGTTAATGTAGATTCAATTTCTAAAGAATCATTTATTGCATCAAAATCACTTTTCATACGTCACCATCCTTTCTTGGACTGAATACACGACCATCACCGAAATCAAAAGTTTCTTCATCAAATGCAAAGTCATCACCAAATGCAATCTGGTCATCGTCCTGCTGGTTGACTATATTAACAACATCCCCAATGCCATGCTCTAATGGTAATGTATTGTCTTGTGCTCTAAGAACAGTCAAATAATTACCAGAGATTTCTTTAATATACATCAACTCTTCATTTATTTGAATGTATCCTTTTTCAACTAAGGATGTTGCATCGGATACCTGGAGGATTGTGTCATTATTATCAATTGCCTCTTCTAGTGTTGTTGTATTATCATTGTTATAGTCTTTGACTGCTCTAGGTTCAACAGTATATCTCAACTGTCTAGAAGCATTATCTCTTACTGTATCTGTATAATAATCAACTTGTACTTTCTTAATAACTTTTCCTTCTTCTGGAATTCTGCCGAAGATTGATGTCTTGGCAATAAAATTTAAAGTGTATACTAAACTTCTTCTAGTTGAATAATCACCCTCATAATCATCTTCCATAGTAATTCCCTGGAGAACTACTGGTATGTCTCTTTTTTCTCCGATTGTATTTACTAAGTCTACTGGAAGATTAAAGTGAGGTTGGAAGTATGGAAGAATCTGCTCGATAATTTGGAGCATGTCATCTTGATACTTAGTTATAATACTAAGTTGAATTCCAATATTGTATGGTGCAGGCATGTAAACCTGAACTGGACCGTTGGATGTATTTGCTTGGAATTGCTGTAGAGTAGAAACTTTTCTGGAAGGGTCATACTCAAAACTAGTCATCTCAAATGACATTCTAGGTAGAGTAATTGCAACCCTATTTCTCAGGTCAGGTTTCTCTTCCAGTCTTGCCAGAAATTTCTGCACAGGACCATATGAGATGGGAACTTTCATCAAACTATGATCGTTTCCATCCCCATCCTTATGCTTTATGTACAAGTTATTAAATAACGTACCAAAAGCAATGATGGTTCTTTTTATTATTTCGTGATATGAGTATGAACCAAGCATTTCAATACTGTAGCATTTATATAGTATTTAGAGCTCACCAAATGGGTTCTTTTCGGTAAAGTCGATAATCTGGTCTGCTTCTGCTTCAATGTTATCATTATCGGCAAATGCATCATAAAGGTCGTCAGTGTCGATTGAATATACTTTGTGACTTCCTGCTGCACCAACGATTGCTTCTCCGACTGCAAAGTTTCCACTGATAATAGCAACTTTGAGTTTTCTTGTATCGTGATTCCAATCTTTGACGTATGCAGTAGTTCCTGAGGTAGATCCAGTTACTACTTCATTGAAAGCAAATCCACCTGTAGAAATTCCAACAGGAGATTCAACTGTTACTGCTGGATTTGAACCAATTAGATGATAATTTGCTCCAGCATTTGAGTACTTGGTTGCAGTTAAAATGCCAGATGCAGTTATTACGGATTCTGCCACTGCTGCATTTATAACAGGCATTGCGAATGGTGAATTTGGGTCTATGGGACCTGGAATTGTAATATCTGGTGCACTAGAGTACCCTACACCACCAGAGGTGATTGTTAGTGGTGCAAGAACACCATCTGCAATCAATGATGTTGTAATAGCACCAGTACCTGTTTTACTAACAATAGTTACTGATGGTGGGGATGTATATCCTATGCCAGGATTTGTAATTAGGATTCTATCTATAGAACCTCTATCGAGAACTGCTTCTGCTTCTGCCCTTACACCAAATCCACCTGGCTTTTGGAATCTTATGACTGGAGGTGTCTTATATCCATGACCTCCATTTAAGATATCAATGTAGTGAACAGACTTGCCAGTTACTGTTGGATATACATCAGACATAAGTCTTGCAGAAAGACCTGCACCAGCAGCACCTTCCTGAACCATAGTAATTGTTGATGTATAACCAAAGTCTTTTACACTCTCATCAACCTCATCAAGACCAGTGTCAATGATTTCATCTTCATATTCAAAGAGTTCACAACGTAACTCATAAACATAAAGATTATTGAGTTGATAGAAAGGTGCCTTTGCTTCTACATACTTAATCTCAAACAAACTGTTATCAAGTGGTAGATATATTAAATCTCCCTCTTGTGGTCTTTCGGCAGTCTTAACTTCATCCTTAAATAAATCAATCTTTGGTGAAATAAACTCGTTGTATCTTTCTTTTGAGATTACAAAAGTAATCTCATCTGTACTTCTTACTCCAAACTTACTCAGGATGTCTCCGTTTCCACCAAATCCATCGAATGTTGAAATATATGCCTCAATGCGGAAACTATCATCAAACTTGGAAACAATAATTTCCTTGATGATTTTCTGCTCATTAATAATCTTTCTAGGCATATAGACAACATCTTGCCCATATATGCTTAACTGTTCATTGATTAAGTCTTGGACTAATCTCTGTTCACTAGGTGAACCTTGTAAAAAATAAGAATTTAACGGTGCCATATCAACCAATCATGTCCATTGGTGGAAGTTCATAATCATTATGAAGTTCTTCCTCTAGTTTCTCTATTTCTTGAACTGCATCTTCATAAATTTCTCTTCCATTCAAGGTAATACCACCAGGTAATTGAACCCCATTAAATTTGATAAGGTTTTGACCCCACTGTCTTTTGATTAGTGCTGTTGCATATCTCTTTAACCACCAATCATTATACACAGAAGTGAATTCTGCTGGGTCTAGAATTCTTATACAGTCCAAGATAATGTACTGGTCATCACTGACATGCTCCCAGTCAATGTCCATATACAGTCTATGCTGCTTTTTATTAAATCTTATTTGAACATCTGGTGTTAACAGTCTGCTAATGTCCTCCAAATGAGTCTTGACCATTGCATAGTTCAATAGATCAAGAGCACCATAGTAATATAAGTCGTTCAAAAATATTTGGTACTTGATATTGAATAGACTACTAGATATGCTGCTAGAGTCTACTTTGAATACATTATTGACACCAATTACAGTGTCTGGCAATTCTAAGAAGTTGTTTGCTTCTTCATACTCCATAGCACCGAGAGTATTAATACCAACTGTTGCTGGAGAATTGGAATTAACTGTTGGTGTTGATGTTGAACTTCTTATTGCTGCTTTTCTTTCTTTAGACAGTTGGTGCTTTAGGAAAGTCCTTTGAGCACCATCATAATGCCTTTCGTTAAAATATTGCAAGGCATCATCAATCAAGTCACCAATCTGGTCATCATCTACGTTGATTTCCAGAACTGGTTTTCCAAGTCTACGAAGACAATAATCAATAAGACCTTGACGACTTGATATTGATGCCATACAACATGTCCTCTATATTAGATATTTATGCCTGTGCCTCAGACCACTTCAGAATGAAGTTACCTGTGAAGTCACTTCCACCAGTGTTATATACGTTGACTGCCAGGATATCAGGACCATTAGGGAATGTACCTGAACCACCGATTGGTGTGTTATTGAGTTCTTTCAGTTTTGAAAGGTCAATCTTGGAGTCTTCTTGTGCTGAACCAACGAACGAGAAGACAGTTTCACCAGGAGCAGCAGAAGTGTTTGGTGCAGTGAATGTATATGTTGTTGCACCAGCATTACCAGGTCTTGTTGCAGAAGACAATCTAAAGACGAGCTTAGTTGCATCATTTGTATAGAAGTCATTGTAGATTTGAGTGACTCTAGTACCACCTGGGATTGCTCTGCCTTGTGCGTCAGTACCAGAAACAACAAAGTTGACTCTGACTGAAGAAACATCAGTACGACTAAACTGAACATATGATGTTCTGTAATTCTGTTGTAATGAGTTGTTTGCGTTAGTTTGTGCAGTACCACCTTCCCACTCAATATCTTCACCCTGTGCAATCTGTGCGAATGATGGTTGTCCACCAACACCAGGAGAGGTTAGGTCAGTCCAGGTAACACTGGATGGATCTGATGGGTAGTTAGATGGGTTAAGAACACCTTCTACAATAACTGACTGGTTAGAAGAACCACTAACTGGAGAGAATTCCAGAGAGTCCATCAAAAGTTGTGCTCTATTGATTAGTTCTCTTTGACCAATATCTCCAAGAATTGCATTAGAAACACTAGGTGCCAATCTAATCAAGAATGATGTTGTCTTCAGTCCAGTGATAAGAGTACCAATTGACTGGTAGTTGAAGATGTATCCACGGTCTTCATCGAATAATCCATCAGTTAGATATGCAGAACCCCAGTGACTGATAACAGGTGATGCAGTGTTAGAAACAAAGATTGCACCTGTACCTGAAGTGTGAGATGCAGCAGGACCAGCAGAATAAGTTCTAGTGGAACCAGCAGCAAAGTTTTCAAAGGTTGCTGCTCTTGTTGCACCTTCTAGAGTATTGCCATTCTTAGAAGTATAGTTGATAAGTTCATTATCAATATACAAAGTTCCAGATTCTGGAAGAAGTGATGCATCATTTAGTGGAATGGTTGATTGGCTACCATCCATGCTTGCTGTTAACTTAGTTTTAGCACCTTCGTTGATAACTTCATAACGTACAGGTAGGTTACCAGAACGCATGAATGCTTCGGTGTTTCTGTTGTTGTTCTTCAGTCTATGAATGAACAGATAGTCACCAGAAGGACCACGTAACATCCAGTCAATGAATCCAGCACCATACCAGGTGTATTGGAATCCAATCATTTGCATCTTAGATACATTGATTTCATATCCAGAAGGACCAGTTCCATCTGCTCTATCAATATTCCAAGTGCTTTGTGGAATAATAATTTCATTAATCAGAGCATACTTTGCACCAGTTACATTTGTAGTTCCTCTGTAGTCTGGTGTAACTGACATAGAGGTGTTATTTGCAATACTGGTAACAGTATGTGTCATACCTCTAATGACAATTTTATCACCTGCCTGAAGTTGTTCGGTGAATCTCGTATTTGAACCACTAATTGTGTTCGAGTTATTATTTGCAGAAATTGTACCTGCAAGTTGATAAGTTGCTGAACGTAAACCAACTGCTAGGTTAACACCATCATACTGCCAGAAGATTCCATTCTGGTCATCAAATGCACCAGCACGAACAGTAGCACCTTGCCACTTATAAAGTGAAACTTGTGCTTGAGTTCCGAGTTTAGCAGTTGTATTACCAAGAGCAGTCTTAGCAGTTACAGTAAATGTAATGTCATCAATGACACTGGATACTACATAGTGACCATTATATCCAGAAGTTGTTACGTTAATAATTCTAACTTCTGCACCGACTTGAAGATTGTGGTTAGTATCATCTGTAGTTACGGTAATTTCATCACCTGCTTCTAAACCAGATGAAACCAGACTTCTTAGGTCATAAGATGGTGCAAACAGTGTACCAGTGGTATACATGATACCTTTACCTGACTGGTATCTGATATACTTCTTAGATTGACGAACTGCCTGTGCTCCGTGAGTTGGTGACTGAGTACCCAATTGAACACCACCATCAAATGGTCTATGTACATAGAAGCAGTCAGGTCTTGGATAAATCGTACCACCAATGCCAGTTGATTGGATAGTACCTGCTGCTCTTGCAGTATAAACAATTTCTGTTTCAGATGGTGTGGACTCAATTGTATGAGGACCAGCTGCAAGATTGTGGTTAGTTCCAGATGAATAGATTGAAGTTAGGATTGTATTTCCAGGAACAAATCCGTGCTTCGCACCGAAGGTTACTTTAATTTTTGCAACCGCAGAGAATGAATATGATGTTGACTCTGCTACATCATTAGTCAGTGTTTCAGATATAGAAACTGATGGGAAGAAGTCTAGAAGGTCACCAAGGATTGGGGTTCCAGAAACTGTTACTGATGCAATGCCAGCATATCCAGCACCACCAGCAAAAATCTGACCATCTTTTGCTGTCTCTGAAACTGTGACTACCAAGTCATTTGGTGATCCACCACCTAAGTCAGTACCCTCAATTCTAATTTGATTTCCTGGAACATATCCTGTTCCACGAGTTATTGGAGTTGCAGTATAATTAGAACCAGATTTTCCTACACTAAATGATGCTCCAGAAGCAGCAGATGTTGATGGAGCAGTAGCATAAGTATCATCACCAGAAGCAGAAATACCAGTAAATGCAAATCCAACAATAGAACCACCACTATCAACTGAGGATGCAGTAATATACAGGTCATTAGTTACAGTTACACCACCAATGGTCGAACCATCAATTACAATGCTATCTGTGGCAGAATATCCAGAACCTGTTTGGTTGTTTCCACCTGTAATAACAACAGTATATGCTGTTGCAGCACCACCAACTCTAGTAACATCGAACTGAGCACCAAAACCAGTAGATGTAGTAACACCACTTACTCCAATAAATGTTTTTCTGCTTGGAACAGCATCACCATATGCACCATCTGCAAACTTATTTGAACCATTTACACCATCATAGTGAAGCAGTAGTGATGTATAACCATCTTTTTGGAATGGTGCATTTGTTGGAGTAAAACTATCAGTGTATCTTGCTATTTTCGATACTCTTGTTTCATCGAGATAACCAAAGAATCCATTTGTATTGGCATTATCTGCACCAATGGTGAGTGGTTCACCATCAATTGCTAAAGATGAGGTGAGGACTCCACTTTGCTTTGTTCCATTAACAAATAGATTATAAGTTCCTTGATTTCTTGTTAGTGCAAGGTGAATCCAACTATTAGCATTAACAGTAGATTCTGAAACAAGTTGTTCAGTACCGATACCTAAGGTTACTTGGTTTAAGGTGTTAATACCAACAACTGGTGAAGATGATACACCAGAAACTCTACTATCAAATAATACTTCATCAGTAGTATGTGACTGTCTTTGTCTATTGATAAAACTTTCAATAGTAAAGTCACCTGAACCAAAGTTAAAGTTAGGATATATTGAAGTGTCTGCTGGGTCAACAACAACTTGAATGGAGTCAACTGCGTTTACAGTTGGATTTGCTAGGAAAGAACTATTTCCAAACAGGTAATTGGTTTCTGATAGTGCAGCATCACCTTGGTTTAAGAGGAAGTTTGCTGATGCTATAGAACTGATACCACCTGCATTTACTCCAGTTACTTTTACAAATAAATCATTAGTTCCATCTTCACCACCAAGATCAGAACCAGCAATTTTCAGTAAATCATTTACTGCATAGTCTGTTCCAATACCATTAACATCAATTCTATATCTACCTTCTTGTCTTTCTACTAAGAATGTTCCACCAGTTCCCTGACCAAATTCATTGGTTCCTGTGAAAATACCAAGAGTATTTGCAGTACCTACCTTACTTACCAATAGTGGTCTGGATAATGTTAATTCATTACCAGTGATATTGGTTACAAATGTTGCTCCACCAGTACCATCATTAAGGGCAGAACCAACAACAATTCCAGATGTACTATTGACTCTTACTGTACTTGATGGTGCCGATATATCCTCTGAGCAAGTTACAGATGCAGTTGCTGTTGTAATACCAGTAATTTGAGCTCCTGTTGGGACACCAGAACCAATAAGAGGTGCACCAATGATTGCATTATTTGTTCCTGTATATGCAAGTCTATTTGTTCCTAACTTGTTGATGAACTTGGAAACAAATGTTCCAGTTACACCATTAGACTGAATCGAAAATGTAGGAGCACCTACATTCGCACCAGTATAGAATCCACCTTTTTTAAGGGTTGCATAGGTAGTGTATAGAGCTTGTCCAGATGTAGTTCCTACTCTTCCTTTTGCATAATATGTAAATTCGGTGTCACTATTAACTGCATTTACAATAAATGAACCTTCTGCACGGTTAGCATTTTTTACAGATTCATCCACACCAATCATTCTGATCGGTCCACCTGGTTGCAATTGGTGAGCTTCTTTTGTAATTACGGTGATGAGTGATGCACCAACATTATTGGTTGGTTGACTTGCATCCGTAGTAATACTATCGAGCAGAATGTTAGATCCAGGAATCTCATAAATGGATGGATATCCTCTCATGAAATCAATGGTTTGCCACTTGGTAGGTTGAATTCCATACTCAAAGTCGGCGTCAATCATTGATTGAGGGGTTGCGACCCTCATTCTTTCAATAGCATCAGTACCAAAGTTGAATGGTCTTACTTTAATCTCATCCGATTCAACAAAGATTTGAATATCGTCAGTCGCACTTTGCTCTGATGTATCAAACTGGAAGTGGATGGTGGTTACACCATTTGATACGTCGTTTGCATACGGGAAATCCGAGTCGTATGTATCACTAAATTCAACAAGAATTTGCTTCGACGGATCTGAGAAGTTATATAAAAACTCGTTTCTTGTCGTATTAGTGATTAGGAGAAGGTCACTTTGTGGAACCTTATCCAGAACTTTTACATTTCCAACCCCAGCGGCACCAGGAGTAAAAACATAATTCTTGAGTTGCTTTTTAGCCATTTAAGAATATCTCCTAATTAATTTTATGAAAGTGCGATTGACATTGC